AGATGGGAAAGAGTATTCGGTTGAAGCTGCTCGGGAGATATGGGAGGAGTTAAAAATTTTATTTGGGGAGAAGGGAGTTTACACCGTTCCGTATTGGAATGTTTCTTATGTTGTGTCGGATGGTCCGGTTCGAAGTCCGCACGATATATATTGGGGGGATTCAGCTGACAAAAAATATTATTAATATACCGAAACTCGCAAAGGTTAAAAAGCTGATTTGCATTTTTGGGGTAATATGCGTTTTGGTTTCCGGTTGTGGCTCTACCGGGTTATGCCCTTCCGAGACGTTATATGTTCCTGATTTAGAGTTTCCTGGTCGTTTGATATTGGTTCCAGAGGGTTTTTTTAATCGTGAGGATCGTCCGTTTTTGACTGAGGAAGAGTATTTGGGGATATTGCGTGAGGTTGAGCGTGAGAGTGGTGGGATATAATGTCAAAGAAGCCTAAAAAGCGGAGAACTCCGACAGGATTTGCGACCAAGGTAAAGCCTCCGAGGAAGAGGCCGGCGAAAACGGTTAAGAGGTAGGGGGAGATAAAATGAAAGATATTGAATATTCAGATGTAGTTCAGGGCGAGGATTTAAAAATATCGCCGCACCACGATCCGTCTTTCGGGTTGAAATTTGAGCAAAATAAGAATGTTATTATTTTAGGCAGGGCCGTTCTTGACCAAATCCCAAGATGGATTCAGCGGTGGGACAGGCCATAATGAAAGAAGACCTTCGGATACCGGATCATCGAGTACAGAACGAGAAGTTTGATCGTGGGTATGACGATGTGGAGTGGGACGACTATCTTCCTGAGACTGAAGAATGGTTCATTAAGGAGAGAAATGATAGGCACCCGCATCGCCGGTAGCTCGGCAGTTTGCGCATCTTCTTTGGGAATGAAAAAATACGGGGTTGTGCAGATTAACAACAAAAAATATCTTCGCAATTATCGGAGAGAGTTGAAGAACGGCAAGGGGATGGATATTAAGGAGGCGATGGTTTGGTGGGGGGTAAATATGCCGAACGAGGCGTTTCAGCCCTTATGCGACACATAGGGGGATTGTTCTTTGTCAAGAGAGGCGATTGACCAGAGGATAGCGGAACTCAAGCAGGAGAAGTTGGGGATTCTCAAGCAGTTGGACGATCACAAAGAGAAGAACCTGATTGAGTATTTTAAGAGGCCGAATCCGCTTCAGGAAGAGATGCTCGAGGCTTGGCTGGACTCTCACTATAAAGTCTTTACCTATACCGGCGCAAATCGGATCGGGAAGACGACCATTTTGACGCTGATCGGTTTTTCCACAATGTTCGGGCATTTCCCCTGGAATCGTCAGAGGTTAAGTTTTCCGCACACGAAGCCGAGAAAAGTCCGGCTGGTTGGGCAGGATTGGGAAAAGCACATTAAAGCCGTGGTTATCCCTGCCCTGAGAAAATGGTGGCCTCAGAGCAGGGGTAGCTTCGCTGATGTAACGCGAAAGAACAATCAGGGCGTGGAGGCGTATTGGACTGACCCGAAAACTGGAAGTACGTTAGAAATAATGTCTAATATGCAGGAGTCGGATTTACACGAAGGTTGGGACGGGGATTTAATACTTTACGATGAGCCGCCCAAACGTAAGATACGGGTTGCGAACGCCAGGGGGTTGATAGACCGTGAGGGTCGTGAGTTGTTCGCTTGTACGCTTCTTAAAGAGGCTTGGTTGGACACTGATGTAATAAAGGCGAGGAACGAGGATGGTTCGCCCGATACGACAGTTTTTAGTGTGGACGGTGATATATCTGTCAATGTGGGTTTTGGTATTACGCAGGAGGGTGTTGACCAGTTTGCGAAGACTCTTAACGAAGACGAGAAGCAGGCAAGGCTTGAAGGAAAACCGTCATATCTCTCGGGGTTGGTTTGCAAGAACTTTAACAGAAAGGCGCATCTCAAGAAACGCTTTGAGATCCCGCTTGATTGGATTGTAGATATTGGGATTGATATTCATCCGAGAAAAGAGCAGGCGATTTTATTTATGGCGACCTCTCCGAAGCAAGAACGTTGGCTTTGTTTTGAGTTGTGGAAGCACGGGAACGGAACTCAGGTTGGTGAATGGATAATCCGGTTGATAAAAAGGCACAACTTGAGGGTGGGGAGGATAATTTGCGATCCCTTGGCGAAAGGGGATAGAAATAACGAGTTTACGACCTTTGACAAGATAGATATGGTTTTAGGTCGATACGAATATGTTCTTTACACCGGCACGAAAGATAAGGAATCTGGAATATTAGAGATAAACAATCATCTTATGGGACCGAATAATGAACCGAGCCTTTTTGTTTTTAACGATATGGTTCGGACTTGCCACGAATTTGAAGCGTGGATGTACGACGAGGACACACAAAAACCTCAGAAGAAGGACGACGACGACATGATGGAAAACTTGTATCGCCTTCTTTTGGAAAACACAATTTGGTATCCGATGGAAGAAGAGGACGACGAGGAATACAGGGGGGAACCTGTTTCGAGTTCTGTAACCGGATATTAAAGGGTTGGCACCTATGAGACATGAATGGGCAAAAAAGAAAGCACCTTAACAAACATTGTAAGCAAGATTTCTAAAGATAAACAAGAGGAAATCGCCAAGGAAGTTTGCGACCAGTACGACACCGATGTTCGTTCCCGGCAGGAATGGGCTGTTAAGCGGGAGAAGTGGTACAAGTTGTGGCTGTGTCACCGGGAAGTCAAGACTTCTCCGTGGGTTGGGTGTTCAAACATTTGCATCCCGATGTTATCAACTGCTTCAAATCAGTTCCATGCCCGTGCGTATCAGTCGATATTCGCGGCGCCAGGGATGGTACGGTGCCTCCCTGTTGGTAAAAACGACCACAAGAGAGCCAAGAACGTAGAGCAGTACATGAACTGGCAGACGCTTTATGAGATGGAAGAGTATGAGGAAGTTTTTGACCGGCTTATTCAGCTTGTTCCAATCAACGGCATTGGCTTTAAAAAGCTGTATTATTCCAAAAGTAAAGACAGGGCAGTTTCGGAGTTTATTTCTGCATTAGATCTTGTTTTGCCGTACCGCACGAAAAGCATGGAAACCGCCCGGAGAATTACCCATCGCACATGGTTGCATTATGATGAGATTTTAGACCGTAAAGACGAAAAGTTGTGGGAGAACTGCGACGATATTAGAGAAGTTCCTGCCGATTTAGACGATGAAAGCATGAGACAGGCTGGGGATGAGGCTTCGGGTGAAGAACCCGACACAACCTCGGAAAATCCGCACCTGATTTTAGAGCAGCACAAGAAGTTCGACCTTGGGGATGGGAAAAGACAACCTTTAATCTTCACGGTGGACTATGATTCTCAAACTTTGGTTCGGGCATCAAGCCGGGATTTCAACGGGAAAGTGTTGAACTACTTTATTGATTATCATTTTTTACCGAACCCGGAAGGTTTTTACTCGTTTGGTTTTGGTCATTTCCTTGAACACCTTAACGAGATGGCGAACACGGCGTTTAACCAGATTTTCGACGGTGGAAGCATTTCAAACACGCCGTTCGGGTTTTACGGGAGGCGGGCAGGGATAAAAAAGAAACAGATACAGCTAAAGCCCGGTTATATGACAGAAGTTGACGACGCAAAAAATATATACTTTCCGAGTCTGCAAAGAATAGACCAGACCCTTTTCCAGATATTAGGTCTTATTCAGCAATATGGGGAGCAGTTTACATCGACCTCTGATTATTTGATGGGCAGGGAATCGAAAGGCACGAAGACCCCGACAGCGCACGGTACTTTGGCGATTATAGAACAGGGGTTGGTGACGTTTGCGGTTATCACTAAGAGAATCTTCCGGTCCTTGCGTAAGGAGCTGCGGTTGCTTATGGCGCTGAACAACATCCATCTGCCCGACTCTAAAGAATACCGCATTATGGGTAGCGAGGATGAGATACCTTTTGCCGATATTAAGAAGGACGACTTCGACAGCGTGTATGATGTGGTTCCGATTGGCGACCCGTCCTATGCCTCCAAGGGTACAAGGCGGCAGGAAGCCTCCGAAGTGTACGACAGGATGATGGGGAATCCCTTAATTGTGGGGAACCCAGAAGCAGGCATGAAACCCAATGTCGGGGCAATGCACGAAATCACACGGGACTTACTGGAAACATACGATAAAAAGAATATCAACAAAATTCTCCCCGAACTCCCCGAAGAACCAAAGATGGCCGAAGAAGAAAACGCAATGTTCATGCAGGGGGATTACGAAGAGCCGAAACCGGGAGAGAACCACAAAGAGCATTTCCCCATTCATATTAGGTTTAAGCAGACAGCGGCATACGGGTCAATGGCTGCGGAGTATAAAAAGTTGGTGGACAAACATTTGGTTGCGACACAGAAGCAGGCGTACATGGATGAACAAATGATGCAACAATTGGGCGCACAGTCGCCACAGGGAGCGCCACAGGGTATGCCACAACCAGGGATGGGGGGATAATGGCTACAATAGATGAGTTGGTAAAATCTGGTAATTACTTTCTGTTTCGTGGCAAAAAATATAAATTTTGTTCCTTTATCCCTGAGCCTACCATTGAAATGATAAACGAAGATGGAGAAATATTTTCATTCGGCATCAACGGAGAAATTAAAGATGAATTTATTAAGGTAACATACCAAAGCCAATCAACAGGCGCACCACAGGGTATGCCTCAATGGGGAGGGGTATGATAACGGTTGAGGAAATAAAGTCTTGGCAGAAAGATCCTGTAACGGTTGCGTTTATGGATCGCATAAAACTACACCGGATGGACTCAGACAAGCATGTTCATTTGTCGCTTGAAAATCAGGCGTTGGATGAGGCGGTGAAATTCAATGCTAAATTTGTGAGCTTTGGGGATGCTTTAGAAATTCCACAAGAAATGATCGACGACGCGAAGGAGGGGGAAGATGATAGTCAGTGAAAAAAACGGAAAGGAAATAACACTAAAACCATTTCTGGACAGGGTGGTTATAAAAAGGGTTTCTGAAGACATGATTGGAAGTCTTTACGTTCCCGACCATGTAAAGGACGGCTCTGTTGTTGGCGAGATTTTACACGCCGGGCCTGATTGCCAATTTGTTCAGGTTGGAGACAAGGTTCTTTTCGGGAGATATAGCGGAACCGAAAAAGGCGTTCCGTTTGGCGATAAATATAAAGATGCAAAAATTATGAATGAAGCCGACCTTTTATGTTTGGTCGAAGAGAAGGAGGATTAATGAAATCTGCGGGACTTGGCATTAGTCATTCAATAGAAGTTTTTTACGACAAAGAGATTAAGGGGAGTTATACAGAGGCGATTAACTTAAGGTTGTTTCTTTTAAAAGGACTGAGAAAATACCTTATGCATAGGCTAAAAGAGCATTATAAAACAAAGAGTCACTACGGGGTGGAGTGTTAAAAATGGGTAGTTTGTCTCAAGTTTTTTGGTTTATAAATGAACCTAAAGTTCCAAGCGAAAAGGAAATGGCGCACCATTACAGCCATATTAGCAAAACCCCTGAATTAATGGCGTTAAGAAGGGAATGCTTGAAGGATAAAAAAGTGAGAGAGAACAAAAAGGAAGGGTATGGTATAGGGGATTGATTTTATACCCCTAAGATACCCCTTATATGGCACTTTAAGACACTTAAGGAGGCTTTATGGATAAAGAACCCGTCCCAGGGGAGGACGCACCCGTTGTTGATGAAATTATTGACGACGCACCCCCGGTGGAAACACCGCCAGTAGAAGATCACGAACCTGCTCCTGACCATCCGAGATTTAAAGAAATCTACGGCAAGATGAAGGTTTTCGAGCGACAGATTGCCGAGGGCGAAGAAACTAACAAGGAGATGGCGGAGCACAACAAGGCGCTTTCGGACGCCTTGGAACGGTTGGGGAAAGTTGAAGACGGTATTGCAGAATCAAACCGGCCTGACCCGCTTCATGACCCGGAGGCGCATGAGAAATGGTTGGAAGAAAAGATTACACGGAAGGTTTTAAAGGATACAAAACCGGCTGTTCAATCAACTCCAACACCGGCAAAAGACCCATTTATTGATGCACAAGAAAAAGTGCTTGCCGAGGTTTATCCCGACTATTATGAACACGCCGATGTAGCAATGGCAGACATGAAGGGCGACGTTCTTTTACAGAAAGAGATTTTAGGCGCAGCCAACCCGCCGCTTGCGGCATACAAATATTCGATTGCGAAAAAGGAAAGGGCCGATGCCAACAGAAACACAGGTCTTGACCAGGGACACGTCGAAGGTGGCGAGTTCTCGCCGGGAAGGCCCGGCGGCGGCGAACTAACACCAGCAGAAAAGAAAGCCGCTGAAAAATTTGGCATATCACACAAAGACTACAAAGCGCAAAAAGACGCAATCGCAAGTGGGAGGGAATAAATGAGAGAAAAATGTATCGGGACAAAAAAGAACGGAGATCCGTGCAAGGCATGGTCAAAGATGGATTCAGAGTATTGCCGAACTCACGACCCGGTAAAAATACCGGGGATTGTAGATCTCGCAGCCCAAGAAACCGAAATAAAGACAACCGTTGAAGAAAAGAAAGAAACATCAAGACCGTGGAACAGCGACAATAATCCTTGGGCGAGAGACATGCTTAAAACCAAAACAAGGCGAAGCGGTTATCATTGTCGGTGGGTTGCCCCTGACAATATTCAAAAGTATCTTGACCAGGAGTACACCTTTGCCGACCAG